CGGGACAGCCACCGATTAGTCCACCACGAATCATTCCCGTGGGCGTTGAGGTCTGACATAAGGGACGACGCCACGCCCGCATATTCGCTCGCGTGCTTTGCGCCCATTTTCTTGATGATATCGGCAGCACGCGGTCCGTACCATTGGGCAATTCCAACGGTGATCGGGTCATTATAATTGATACTGTCATAGCGCATACTACTTTCGACAGTACCAATTGCTTTGATAGCGACTTTCTTCGCAGTGTCATCCCACGCCATCAGATACCTCGCAGCTCAGGCTGACGACGTACGCGATAGCGACGGTTGAGGTACGTCATCATGTCACTGATAGTACCCGGATCGATATCGGACTTGAACCACGCCATATAATCTATCGTCCCTTTCCAGCCACCATAAACAGCGCCGCCCGTGTTATAGAAACCATCGCCCAAAATAAGTGGCGCGGTGCCACTATTAAGACCGTTGCATGCCTTAGTGACAACGCTTCCGTTGCAGTTTATCTGAACGCCGGACGTGTTCTGGCGACACATAATCACGTTCGGGGCGCCGGGCAGGAACGTGGTGGAAACCTTGGAATCGCTACCGTCGGTGGCAAACCCTTCAAAATTGATGGTATTGCCATTGACAACCCACAGTCGGCAGAAATTCTTTGACTGAGAACGCCAACCGAGAATGTTCTCACCATTCTCCTGGTAGTTATCCGTGATATCGGCAGTCACGACGATAAAGAAACCATATCCGTCCCCGCCCATAAAAGCGGATGACGTGGCATGATTCAGTGTCCAATCATTCGTTGCCGAAATCTCAACACCGTCTTTACCGCGGAACCGGCAGGAACCACCCAACATGGCCCTATCCATAATCGGAATAGAGTGCCCATCAAGATTGTGCACACGCTTCTCAGCACCGGTCCCCTCACCACCCCAACCATTCATCGGATACCCGTGGAAATTACTGCAACCCTGGGGGTTCAAAATAAACAGTGCGCGCCGCTCATGGGTGCAATACTTCACCCCAGCACTCCACTTCGACCACTTACCGCCCACACGGTGACGCACATAAGCAACCCCAAGTGTCCCGCGCGCTTGAGTACCTGACGACGCCTGAACGGTCTGCCCGCCGGAATACACCTCACTGACTTCAATCCCATCCGGGGTGTCGAAAATAATTTCCCCATTATGAGTAACGCCCGGCATAGGTGCCGGAACATTGCCGCACGCCATTTCAGCCATCGCAGCACCCAAATCTCTGGCACCCCGTGCTGAATAGTGAATCCCCACGCGAGAACCGCCCAACCCATCGGGGTCCTGTTCACACCCCATGGGACCGGGGCACCAGAGCGTGTCGCTACGGGACCGGGCAAGGTCTTTGGCCGCCTGGCGGATGGTCTGTCCGCCGGGCGCGATATTAGCCCATCGCGGGGAGATCGACCCCAGGATGGTGACCATGTCCTTGGCCTGAGGGATATCAGCCTTCACCCGCGAAATAATCGCATTCACGCCGGTCTTCCAGGCGTTCCCGTCCGGGGAACCGGCGGCCTCAGCCTCTCCCTGAACGAAGAGCATGTGGGATAGGCGGTGGGTCTGACCGCTGGGGAGCATGTTGAATGCGGAACGCAATGTGGAAACGACCGTCGCGATGTAATTGTTCAGGGCCGTAACCGGGGCGCCACCCCACGCAAGATTCACAATCATGTACTTGCGCGGGGCGGGAAGCGCTCCGTTCATAATCATCCTCTTGCAGAATGAAATAGCCGGACCGACGCCGTAGGACTCGCTGTAGCCCGCGGTCAACGGGTCCAGGGCGACGTTGATGGTCTCATCAATCGCCGTGTTTCCGTCCATATAGTAGGCGAGAATACGGTCATCCCCACGGTCCAGCGGGGTGACCGGATAGCCGGAACCGGCCGCATTGGACTGTCCGTAGACGAAGACGATGTCGAAACCAGATTCGAGGTTCTCCCTGATTTTCTTGTCAACAGTTTCGTTGAACTCCCTCATCTGCTTGGCAACGTCGGCCTTGATTTGCTCAACGATATTGTCCAGATACTTGGCCGTACCAAGACGAATCTTGCCACCACCCATGAGGGGAGCTTCAATATAGTTACCGTCCTCTGTGGGCTTGAATTCTGCGGAGATAAGTCGTTTCTTAAAGTCTTCGATAAGGTCATTCATTGCCTTGATCTTGGCTTCAGTGGAAACGCGAGAATCATTCAAGAATGCCTCGAAATCATCAAGTTTTTTCTTAGAGTCTGCCGCCCATTTGTCGAAGGCGGCATTAATCTTTCCGACTAGCGCGGTCACTTCCTTGCCGAAGCTCTCAGCATATGTGATCGTATCGATCACGGCCTGCCTAATGCGCTCTATAATTTCGAGCATCGTCAGGCCATTGTTATACGTGAACGGCGTGGAATACGGAGTCTGAGGCGGCTGCAAATGGTACAGCGCACTATTCAAGGCGTCGATCCTGGGGTCACCACCAACGGGCATAAAAATCATCTCCGATCATATCGATGGGCGGGTTCCAAATCAGCATAAACAAAGGTTCAAGCTGCGCGATAATCATCATGTCAACGTTAATAATAGCGTCTCGGTGAGCCTGAATCAGCGACGCCATAGAGCCACTGAAGCCGCTGGACTCCGACGTCGACGTCGTCGCCGCCGTGCCGGACTGAGCCCCCGAGGACTCTCCACTGCCCGTGCTGTCCGCGGTGGTGTCCGACACGGAGTCGGCCGCTGACGTGGCGTAGTCACCATGGCCACTCAGCTGGACCTGAGGGGTGTCTGAATTAACGGCCCGAGACTTAGCTTTAGAGCTATTCCCGGACTTACTGGTTTGACGCTCCGACGTTGTGGCCGAGGATTTACTATCCATTGACGACGTTGACTTGATCTTCTGGGTGATGAACGGGTCCCTCTTTGTCAACTCCGATTCATAGAGCTGGTTATAGTAGGGCATGATTTCATTCATCTTGATACGCAGCTGGAAAAGGAACTGGTCAATGGTCTCGTGCGCAATTTCGTTATACCAGAAATGTTCCTTGATCTTACGATTCAGTGTACCCCTATACCCGTCCATAAAGAGTGGATAATGGGCCAGCGCTTCGTCAATCAAAGATTCCGGAATCTTGCGCAACTCCACCGTGTAATTACTCATGAGGGCCACCTAAATCGGTTGGATTGCCAGTCAGTCCTGACATCGGGTTCAGGGCTGCCAGGTCCGTAATTCCTGCGGAATCGTCAAGATTCCACTGAACAGAAATGTTGAGCCCGTACTTTGCGTTAATCCACTCTGCCGCCCATTGCCGGGACTGCAAATTAACAGCCCGCATGGCGAGAACCTGGCCGGATGAACCGCTAGCTTCCTCAACAACCATCCTCTCCTTCTTGGCACTGTTCACGTTCATAATGCCAAGCAGGGTGAGCGCTTCGTTCCACACCTTCACCTTGGCCTCAAGGACGTGCGGTAAATAATCCTTGTCAATGCCGGTGGACAGAGAACTGATCTTGTCCGCGAGAGTTCCCACGCCGGTCACCGAATTAACGGCGGCGATCATGGGCTCGCCTTCAGCAAGTTTCTTATACGCGTCTAAAACTGATTTACGTTCGTTTGTGTCCGCCGTCAGGAGGACCGGCACACGCATATGAATGAGATCGATCTCGCACGTAATATCAATCTCTGCCAGCCGGTTGGCGTACACATAGACGATATCCGTGTCCGGAATGCGCGTATAGTTCGCCCAAATAGGTACACACGAATTACCGTCAAGAACCTTATTCACCATCGTGTTCCCGTAGACAGTGAATCCGGTCGGGTTCATGTACATATTCGGGGTACCGTTACCGGTCCCCTGCAATGCGAAATAGCGTTCGTATTCGTCATCCCAGTAGAAAACACAGAGACCTTTGTGGAACAGCGTCATCTCAAGGTAACGATGGTCAATCTCATCCGGCAGCCCCTCCCATTTGAAACGGTTCATTGACATCTCACCCAGAATGCGCGTGTACATCTGAGTGAGCACGACTTTTCGGTCAACGCCCGGCGTTGTGGTCATATGTTTCATAAAGGGCGTATAGATCGCGTCTTTTACGAAATCAGGCATAGAACATATCTCCTTCCCATTTAATGGCAGTGTTATCAACCATGACCTTATCTAAAACCTCGCCTTCCTTGAGTGGTTCGTGCCAAACCGTGACGCCCTTTTCAAGGATGCCGCGGATTGTCTCAACAAACATTTGCGGACACTTAGCAGACTTGATGCGAACATCAAGACACTTCCAATAAGAGAATCGATCCATACACTGAAGACGCTTGGGAAAGTTATTGATGGAAGAATTAGTGGTGTACCCATATCTGGCCCACATGTCTCCCTGACGAATAATAGCGGCCGGATCAACCATGCGAAGACGCGAATAAATGACAGCACCATTCTGAACCCAGTTAGCAGCATCCCCACCAACACCGCCGCCAATAGACGGTGAAACAGTCTCCGTGTCCTGAATGCCGGCATTGATAGAGGCAATAGCGTTACTGTAATCACCTCGGGCCGCGTAATTGGCAAGATCAAGATTCGCCTTAGCATTACTTCCGGTCAACATATTAGATTCTGACTGATTGGCGCGAGTAAGGTTCTGTGAAATCACATTCCCCATATTACGAGCATTAATGTCAATGCCCGTATTGATGTCAGCACTAATCTGCCCTTGCATGTAGCCACCCAGACCGCCGAACGCGCCTTTAAAATTACCCGTCAATGCACTGCCTACCGCGCCGCCAATGCCAGAGACGGCACGGTTCGCGTTAGCCACTTGCTGGTGAGCCTGTTGGGCGGTGTTAGCTAGAGCTGTTTGAAGGTTCTGTGCACCAAGATTATTTTCCATAATAGCGTTGCCAGTGCGAATGCCATGCATTGTCTGGTCAAAACTATTTTGAGCGCCACGCAACGCCTTATCGCGCCCCCATCCCGCGGAAGCGCGCGACTGGGCAATGGAATGTGCGTGAGATGCGTAGGCCATAATGCTATTGTCATTGACAACCGGAACATGCGGAAAATTGTCAATAACTAGAGCTTCGTTAACGTACTCACACTCACTCTTCCACACGGCAGCTTGGCGAAATGCATTGTAGTTATCAATGTAGGCCGTCATGCGAGGGGATGGTGGAAGAATATGCCATTCCACGTGGAATTGAACTGAATAGGACGCTAGGAGAAGGGGATCGATGGTAATAACCTGACCATTATTAGGTGTACATTCAATAACCATATAGGGTGACTGATAAAACTTCATAAACCGCTTAAGGTAGGCCATTGCTTTAATGCCAAGCATTGACTTGATGTCAGGCTCGCTATTGAAAAATTGCCACAACAAATCGGGGCGGAAATCGTAGGCAGCCGTGCAAACAGTGTGACCCACAATTTCCACTACTTTATTAAGACCGGCTTCACCGGCCTTGCCAGAAATTTGCGCAACAGCAACGTTCGGTTGAGGAACAATGTAAATGTCCTGAATACCTTGAGATATCCACGGGTAGTTAGACATTGATTTCATCACATCGGCAAGCTTCTCAAGCGGGCAGGAATAGTATGTAGCACCACTGACAAGCCGCATGCCTTCGCTAGCAGGCTGCCCCTTATAGTCACCGCTACGCGTCATTTTCACATTCGATCCATAGGCGGTTGACATCGTGGGATTAGATGCACTGCCCCAATCCCCTTCTAGATTCACTGTGGAGACGATAATTGCAGTGAACTTGAATCGATTATCAAGCACACCAGCCTTAGTATCCAAATAAGATTCAACCCAAGATTTTGCGATCATCATTCGCTGGCCGAGATCAATACCTTCAGGGCAACGGAAGTATTTGTTAGCATACTTAATATGAGAAACGCCAAACTTATTGGCAATAAGGTCTTGGCTTGCATATTCCAAAGCATGACATTTCTCTACATAAGCTCCACCAAAATCAATCACGTGATGATATGTCTGCCACACGTCAAGAGATACGGTGAGCTGAGTAGTGTTCGGAGCAATGTACTCCACCGATGTGATGAAATAGAAGAATGTAACAGGGGAGTTCGGTTCCTCAAGTGGCATCCTGTCGTTCTGGACAATAAGATAATTATATTTATTTGCCTCACTAAAGGGAACCGAAATGCGCACCGGACGGTTCTGCGCACAATACGTGAGATTTTCAATCCGCGTAACCGACATACCCATTTCGCGGTTATATTTATGGATATAGGAAATACAGTGCACGGGCGCATCAAACCAATACACGTCCCTGTACATTGAATCCCACGGCACGTGGCACAACGTCACTTCAGTACCCGGCCCCCATACCGAATAATCAAACAGTAACCCAAAATCGGGGACGTCCTCGGGCAAATCATTAATCGTCGGCATTTCCTACTCCACAAACAACGGCGGGGGCCCCCCCCACCCGGGGGGCCCCCCCCCCCCCCGGGGGGCCCACTCCCCCCCCCACCCCCGCCGCCAATAGACGGTGAAACAGTCTCCGTGTCCTGAATGCCGGCATTGATAGAGGCAATAGCGTTACTGTAATCACCTCGGGCC